CCAAACCTCAATCTTGCTTTTACAAAAGTGAAAATTAAAGACTCTCACATCATTATTCAAATCACTTGGGAGGTTGACGATGATTAATTGTCCTCATTGTGGATCGTCTAAGTCGAAAGTTGATAGCCAACCTCAAAGTCCTGATGGAATGGTTCGTCGTTACCGGATGTGCCAAAGCTGCCACAAGACTTTTACCACTCTTGAGTATTTAGCTAGCAGTCCAGGGAAAGGAACTTGGGTTCGATTAAAAACTGATTGTTTAATTCCAGAAATTCCAGCAGGGGGAGGTGATGGGTGAATCCCGTTTTCTTCGTCACGATCCTTGCGACACCTGTAATAGCTCTGACGGCTTGGCGGTCTACACGGATCACTCGTTCTGTTTCGTCTGTCAAAAGTACATCAAAGGTGAAGGCCAAGAAGTTGAAAAAACTTCCAGACCGAAACCTGTTCGGCCAATGATCGACGTTGATCTAACCGTCCCTTGGGATGCGGATCACTACAGAGGGATACCAAAAAAAGTCCTTGATCAATACGGCGTTTACAAATATGCCGATGGAGTGGCTTTCCAATACAGGGACAAAAAAGGCGTAAACATTGCTCAAAAAATCAGAGATGGAAAAACTAGCTGGAGAGGAGACGCAAAGAAAGTCGCAGGGTTTGGTTCACATCTCGCGAATCCTAGCCACCACGATGCAATCGCAATTTGTGAAGGAGAAATGGATGCGCCAAGCATCTACCACTCCACCAGAGGGACAGTCGTAGGGATTTCAGTTCCAAATGGGGCTCAAAATGCAGGGAATTTCGTCAAGAAACACATTGACTTCTTTAGTGCTTTTAAAACTATCTATATCGCCACAGATATGGATGAGCCTGGAGAAAATGCAGCCAATGATCTCGTAAGTCTTTTTGAAGCCGGAAGAGTTAGGCGTGTTGTCTTTCCTAAGAAAGATGCAAATGACACTCTGCAAGAACTAGGAAGTCACGCAGTTAATGAAGCCATTAAAGCAGCCAAGGAGCTGCGACCTGATGGGATTAAATCTGCTTCTACCTATGCAGGCTTAGTCAATAAACCACCAGAGAGAAAGGCTACTAATTGTGCTTTTGCGTTTTGGAATGACAAGACTCCTTTTTACGACAACCAACTCATCGTTTTAATAGCGGGTTCAGGCGTTGGTAAGACAACTTTTGCCAGAGCATTAGCTATTGGAGATATGGAGCGTTCCATAAAAGTGGGATGGATTGGTTTGGAAGAAACAGCAGAGGAAGCGGTCTTTCGTTTCGTTGGTCAAGCGGCACACGTTCAAATCCATGCCAGAGAAAACTATGCAGGTCTTACTGATGAGCAAATTCAAGACATTGCTCAAGCTGACAAGTTTATTACTGGCTCTGGAAGGCTTGAGTTATTTGATCACTTCGGATCTCTTGATGAAAAAGTCATCCTCCAGCGGATGAATTACATGGTTAGGAGTCTTGGTTGCCAACACATTTACTTAGATCATTTAACGATTCTAGGTAGTGGCTTAGCTCAAGACACAAGGCAATTAGACGCTCTCGTTACAAAGATTAGAAGCTTTATTGCTGCTACTAAATGCACAGTATTCGCTATTAGTCATCTCAATCGCTCTTCTTCTGGAGAGAACTTTGAGAACGGAGCTGCTCCAGAGTTACACAACATTCGGAACTCACATTCAATTGTCCAACTTGCCGACACAATCTGGGCTTTGAACAGATCGAGGGGGTCAAATCTTACTCATTCCAAATGTTTAAAAAATCGCATGTTAGGCCGATGTGGTTATGCCGGATCTTTCGAGTTCGACGAAAAAACTCAACAACTTTCTCACATATGGCACGACCAGGACACGCAGTTCTGACTTGGAATCAGCTCAACAGAGCCCAAGCAGTATTCATCTTTTTCCGAGCTTCGCATTGGAAACAAGCAATGGTTACTGAAATGTACCCAACCTCATGCACCGTTATCTACCAAGAAAATGACAGAGATCACTCAACAAGAATCGTTGACCTCGAAAACATTAGAAGCGTCAGGCAAGTTGACTCAAAGCCAAGCGATTCTAGTCAAGGCTCTGAAGCAAAAAGCTGAAGAGGCTTACAAAGAGGCACACAAAGAAGGAAACAAAGTTCAAGAGATTTGGAATGACGGCTATGTAACAGCCCTCCTTCACGTCTTGGACAATTACGGATAGCCATGAACAAAAGACAACTAAGTACCTGCGTTTCAGCACCCATCTATGCAGTTATTTCCGCTTGGGCTTCACAAGCTAAACCTGATAAATGCCCTGCATGTAATCAGGAATGGAAACCTAATGATGAATTTAAAGGTAAGACCCTTAGTGCCATCACAGCAGAACTCATTGAAGAAGCTGTTCACAACAGGCTTCAATGAACTCCTCAGAAAAAATCAAATACGCAGAGGAGCGTATCCGGCAATTACAACTTTTAATCAAACATTGGAAAAACAATGCAAAAAAAACTGTTCTATGACATCGAACCCGATGCTTATCGGGCTATTTCTGCCGCTCAATATGAATGTGAGTGGAGCCCAGAAGTATGGACTTATCAAACAAACGTAGACGAAGCTAAACATGCTGTTACCGCAGAGGTTGATCGCGTCCAAAAACAATGCCCTGACCACAAAATACTCCTGGCCCTGGGCGACTCCAGTAACTTCAGGTATGGTGTCTATTCCAATTACAAATCGAACAGACGTAAATTTAGAAAGCCAGCAGGGTATTCATTCTTGCGGCAATGGTTACGTGACACATTTGAAGTCATCACGCTGAAGCTAGTTGAGGCCGATGATGTTGTAGGAATCCTTGCTGATCAAGAGAGTGGAGATGTTATCTACTCAAGGGATAAAGATTTAAAAACTGTTCCAGGCTTTCACTTAAACGCTGAAGGCGAAATCGAAAAGATTCAACAGTTCGATGCTGATCAAGCTTTCTATCGAACGATTTTAACGGGCGATGCTACTGATGGATTCCCTGGATTAAAAGGCTACGGCCCCGTTGCAGCTAAGAAATTACTTGCTGAATGTACTAGCGAATTGGAGATGTGGGAGAAAGTTAGAGCTGCTTATTTAAAGGCAGCAGCTAAAGACCCTGATGTACCAGACATACTTTCTCAAGCTAGGTGCGCGAGGATTTTAAGGCAAAACGAATATGACTTCACGGCTGAAAAACCCGTTGAATGGGAGCCACCAACGTCTATCGAAGGCGTTTTTATTCCTACATACCACGACTAACCATGCCAGCAACTTCAAGATTCGTAATCGGTGATTCTGTAAACAAGAAAAGAACCTCTGGAATGTATACAGAAATCGGCCCTGCCGTTGGAGAAATCATCGAGATGAGGGTTAAACACGACAGAAGAGAACGTCCAGGTTATTACTGCACAGTTAAATGGACTGACGGGAGAACTTCAGAACATGCCCAACACATGCTTACTCCAGCTCCGTAAAGGGGTGCTTATTTCTACATATCATGCTTAAAATAACATCAACGACCCTGCAGACCTAGCTTATGACTGACAAGAACGAGACTCCTGCTGTTGACATAGATAGAGATGATGACGATACTCCTGAGTATCAAGACATGATCCTATTTTATTTATCAAATGGGGTCAAAACGCTAGTGCTGGTCTGGAGTCTCAGTATTTTGAGCTTGGCGTACATCTCTTTTCCACCAGTAATTAAAATAGGAAATATAGAGTTTGAGATGCCTGACCAACGACCAGATACCAGTTTTGCGAGCGCAATGCTAGGCACAGTCCTGACAAGTTATGGACTGAATGTATCGAAGGGTGCATCTAGTAAAAAGAAAAACGGCGATGGTGGAGGAGGTAATACACACACTATCCTTGTTAAATATCCTCCAACTGAGGTGCAAGTTATTACTAAAAAACCTGATTCAAATAACGCATGAAACGACTATTAATTCTTCTGCTATTAGCAGCTCCAGCTAACGCTGATATTCAGCATACGATTTCTAAATCAACTTCTCTTACTGTGGGAGCCGCAGCATCTCACGCAAAACGTATAGGGACTTCGTTTGCAATTGCGGGGTCAGGGGTGGATACAACCGATGGCACGACGGCTAATACTGTCAGTACTGGAACAGTATCTTCAGGTATTTACACACCAGGAGTCATTGCAGCAACTCAAGATGTTCCAGGTGCGGCATTTTCGTTCTCGGCTTCTCTGACAACAGGAGACGTAGTTCCAACTAGCGCAGTTACTACAGGAACCACGCCGAATTTTTCTGATGTCGTCACAACGGCTTCAGGAACTGCTGGATCTTTGGCGGGTACGATCACAGACACCGCAATAACTTTGACCGCTGGTGGAGCAAACACGACTGCAATTGGTCAGATCATTAATGAAATTAAAGTGGACTAAAATTGCGCTTCTATTTATTATTTTTGCCCCACAAGTTAGGGCAGAGAAGATAGTGCCAAATTTTCAGCAAGGAGTTTTAAATAATCACACCGAGACTAAATCTGTGATCAATCGTGATCTGACCATATACGAATTTAGGACAGGGTATTCGCTAACAGTAGGGGGCACAAATGTAAAACCTTCTACTAATAATATTGCACCTTCAGGGTTTGTTAAAACGCCTGGAACAGTATCAGGAGTCGCTACAACTTACGTCATGCCAGATCTCTCAACCAAGCCTCAGTACTCAATAGTTAGCGAGGGCGCAGCCTTTAGTTACTATGAAACGCTAGAAACTCCAGGGATAAAAAGTATGACAAAAATAATTGAAGAGCAAACTATAGAAAGTGTTAGTGACAGCACGAGTACTTTTCAATGAAACATCTCTATTTAGCTCTCTTATTTATTACTTTACCTGTTAAATCGTTAGCACAAAGTATCAATACTTCGAGCCAATCAACGGGAAATGTCACCAATCAGGCGGTGCAAATTGTACCTTCTCGCCAGTTCCAATATCAACTTGGGGCAAATCAAGTTTGTCAAGGTATGACATTAAATATATCGCCGTTCCTCAGTCATACACATAGTTTTGGCTCACCTTACCAACCATATTATTCTCGAAATATATATTCTACGAAAGATATAGTGGGTGCTTTTGATGCAGATAACAACCCAATTGGAGACGGCGAACCAGATGAGCCAACAAAAGTAATCAGGACAGAGCAAGTAAGAACAGGGATGCAAGAGAGTAATACGAGTTTAAACGGCGGTATTACCGCAACCCTAAGTATTCCATTGTCTTTTAAATATCAAAAGATGTGCAGGCGCGGGATGGAGAGACAAGTCGAAATGTATGAGGCTTCTTTAGCATCAAAAAGATTGAATTACGAGATGTCCAGATTAGCTACATGCGGAAAACATATTCGTGAAGGTACTATTTTCGTTGGAGACATGGCAAAGATATGTGCAGATGTAAAAGTAGTTTCGCCTCCTAATGTGAAACATACCCATGCTATTTCTTCCGATCTCTCTGTAACTTCTGACGCTCAAAAGTAGATAATACTTTCTCTTTTTTACCAATTAATTTTTTAACTTTACCAATTAATTGTTTAAATATTGGCTTCAATGCCTTGGTCAAGATAGGAGCTAAAAGAGTTGCGCTGGTAGCTACTAAAGTGATCCCAAACGTGGTGGATGCGACCGAGGGACTAGGGAGATACTTATCTGCAATATTAGTTGGCCCCCAGATTTCAAGACACTTATCACCTACAACTTCAAATCCAATTACCTTCTCTTTCGCCTGTGCATTTCTTATATCCCCTAACCGATACTGTTGATCCTTAGCTGGACATTCAATTTCTCCATTACCTAAATCAACCAACCCAGTATTTGTATCCGAGTCATTATCTTTCTTGTTTTTTTGCGATTTAGTTTCGTCGTCAGGGGGTGTTGGGGTAGGAGGTTTTTTAAAAGTTTGCATTTTTACAGGGTTATATCTCATCGGTTCAAAGAACGGAAAGATAAAATCAAACCCTGGCTTTTCTACATTTAATTCTCTTGTTATCTGAGGAGTAGTAGGAAGACTATTTATTTTTGGTATTCCAACTTTCTCTACTTCTATCTTTTCAATCTTCACTTAGCAATCTACGAAGTCGCCACCTATCTCCTTCCCTAACTGGCCCGCTTTCTTAGTGGCTAATGCGCTGGCAATCCAGCCCACCACAGGTATTCCAGACAAAGTACTAGCTGCTGGAGTCGCCGAAATTAGCGAGGTTCCAACCATCTCTCCCTGAGACTCGGCTGACCCTTTATCTTTTATGCATTGGAGATAGCTGGCTGCTAACTCTGCATCTCCTCCAGGTCGATGGGCCACATATTCTTTTCTTACATAGTCAGTCTTACCATTCCATTTCGTTTTCTCAGAAGAGAACAAGGTTGTGCGAGGAGAATGCATGTTATGTGTAACTACGACCTCTAAATCCCCAGACTCAGAACGGTTGTATCGCAGTTGACTTGCGCTATCCCTAGATGTGGCTAATCGCGCCAAATCTGGTATGCCATCTTTACTAGAATTAGACAGCAGAGTTAAGGACATTAAGTTACTAGAAATCAATCCTATTCCTAGTAGGCCAGGTAAAAAATATTCTTTCATCAGAAAGGCAGAGCTGGACCTGTTTTGCCAGGCATTTTTATTTGATTTTGAATTACATCGACCATTTGATCCTGAAGAGTAAGAATCATATTGTTCATAAAATCCACTCTTTTCATATACATCATTCCTCCAGCAGTTACGACCATTAAGGACATAACAAATGATGCTACTGACATAGCATTACAAATTTTTTGCAGCATTAATTCTACGGCCGTGTAGATATAGCCTAGCTCTTCTTATTGACTATGCAAACTAGATGGATGAGAGTTTCACTTAAGATTTAGGAACATCTTTAATTCTTAGTTTATCTGAAGCAACAGCTAGACCACCTGAACTAGATGAACTACCTCCGGCACTAAGAGTTCCATCATCTTGGACAGCATACCAAGTAGCTGGAGTTAGACCAGACTGATTTCCAACTACATTACCACTTAGTTTAATAGTTCCTGTATTCCCATCACTAATAGCATCTTCAGCAAATCCTAAGAAGTTTTGACTAGCACTTGTTAAGTTAGTTGATGAGGTACTCATGTGTAGTGTTCTAAATTCCCCTCTATGATTATCGTCGGCGTTACTACATCCAAGGAAAACAGTGGATAAGTTGTTGTTACCCATCCAAGCTAATGCCATAAATCTCTGTCCACCACTACCATGAGGTGCTATCGCAAACTCATTAGACTGAGTTACACTTGTTCCACTGATTGCTATAGTTTTTGTTCTAGGGTAATGATTACTACCAAGCTTTACACTAAATACAGCGATTGACTTTTGTAGGCTTGGCATGTAAACAAGATCTGTAAAATATGAGCTATCAGTAGGATTTCGATTGCCATCTAGTTCAGCTTCAGAGCCAAATGAGATTGACGTTCCACTAATAGTTCCAACTCTTACACATAACCTTGGTATGTTAGTTGTAGATAAATAAGACAACAGAACTTTCCCTGCAGAATCGTCTGTAATAATCCTTTGCTTACTTACTGTGTTTGTGTTGTGAGTCACTTGAGTTCCCCAAGTGGCAGTAGTACTTGACCCTGAACCACTAATAGTTCCAACAGCAGCGGCACCTTTATTACCATCAGAGTTGTTTGGATCTAACCAAGTAGCTACTACTTTCCCTGAATTTGAGTCATAAGTAACGTCAACCCATTCTCTTTTACTAGATGAACCACCTCCAGAACTTGAATTGATATCAAAAACTGGTCCTAATACGTAATCGCTTGAACCATTCCAAACATAAAACCTACCTTGTACTTTGTAGTTGCCAGTATTTTCAGTCCAAACAATTAGTATTCTTCCACTACCACAATCGCATAGTCGAGGATATACACTGCTCGTAGCTTCTACTTCATCTGCACTTCCATGTGGAGCAAGTCTACGAGTATTATTTGGATTGATATCAGTCCATGTAACTTCTATTCTATTATTTGAATCTCGTCGGTAAGCTACAACAAAATTGTCAGTACTTGAGTCCCAAACAGCAGTTATTTCTGAGCCATTGGTGGCAACAACCTGTATATTCCCCGTTTCTGGTTTGACAGCATTTCCCGCAGAGTATGCAGCAAAATCCATGCATTGTAAATTAGCACCAGTATTTACCTCTCTAAAAAAGTATCCTCCAACATTAGATGTAGCAGACCAAACAACCCCAAGGTTTCCGAATTCTGTACTTTTACCAGTATGGTCAACAGCAGAAGATGCCTGTGCACTCCCAGCAGGGGTTGAATTCTGACTTGTTCTTTCTGTTACCGTTAACTTTACTTGCTCTGCCTTACCATTACTTTTGATAATTACTGGTTTGCCAGCAGCAATTGCACCATCGGCTAATAAGTCTAAGGTGTTACCTGCTGGTGGAACAGTTACTGTACTAAAAGATAAAACTCCTGATCCATCAGTCTTTAAGTACTGACCTGCACTTCCATCTGTTGTAGGTAAAAGAAATGTAGTATTAGCAGTTAAAGCTTGAGCTTTTAAATGTATAAAATTAGAACTATCGCCAGGATCATAGAATTTTAATTGGTTTGCTCCTTTTAATCCAACACCTGCACCTGTAAACTCGGTTCCAGCTTTTGCTGCATAAACAATACCAGGATCTTGCCAAGAACATGTTCCATCTCCATCTGCTTTTAGATATTTATTATTACTAGTCTCACCTGTTGATTTAACTTCTGTACCTTCTGAGGCTGAGTCAGCCCACGTTAGTTTATCGGTGTCATCTTTATATTGAAGAAACTTTCCATTACTGGGAGCGTTACTTATCTTGAGTTTAGACTCATCAGCAGCATCATCTTTAACGCCGCCTGTAGAAATTTTTGTTAATGTCATTTGTGATTACCCTTTGATTAGTAGTTTAGTGGAAGACACGGCGATGCCAGCTACCACGCTTGGGTCATCTGCTGCCGTAGATACTGTGCCTCCCTTTTGAACATAGTATTTTTTAGAAGGAGTTAAACCAGATTGAGTTGTTGTATTACCAGTTACTGCTACTGTTCCTGATGCTGAATCTGAAATTGCAGCAGTCGCAAACCCTATGAAACTATCTCCTTTTAGATTTGATACCGTAACTGCTAACTGCTTAACTCTACTTAAAACATCTGAATCATCTGATTTATCTACAGCAGTCAATATCAAACCTTCCCCATTAGTAGCGATAGCTTGTCCATGTTGTTCCTTATGACTGGCTAATTGTTCAGATGTAGCACTAGCCGTATGACCTCCAGTTCCACTGAAAGAAACTGTTAGGAGTTTTGTGTCTGCTGGGGAGGATAAATCATCACAAAACATAAAAAATGCTTTACCAGAACCTTTGTCGAAAGTCCCATATCCCATCGGATCTAGCCTACACGTAAATAACGCTCCACTATTACCACCAGTTAAAGAGGTATTTCCAGTACCCATTCTGGTGGTTTTATAGTTCAGATTATGACTGCTGGAATGCCGGAAGAACAGTATGAATTGCTTATTAATTTCATCGTAATTCAAAGAAATAAATTTATCAGCGACATTGGCTACTAACTGTGGAGGTGTTGAATTGCCAGTTATAGTCATGGTTGTACCTGATCTAGTACAAATCTGATAAGTTAGGCCACCGCTAAACCTGGCAAGACTTACCCACTGATCAGTATCTTTGTCATAACATATATCAAAAGTTTTTATATCGGCAGTACTTGTTCGACTGTTAGCTATGTGTACGTGACTTCCACACGCTATAGCTCCAGTAGCACTTATCGTTCCTCCTGTTCCATACCATTGATCACTAGTATTAACCCATTGCATAATAAATCCACCTTTATTATCTGATGCAATTGCTAAGTTTTCTGAGTTGTCATGATCAACAAAACCTGTGCTATTTACTGTAATTGTTGTTCCACTAATTTTAAGTCCTTTCACATAGCGACTGCCTGCGGCGAAAGCACAAATAACAGCATCAGCCGTAGAGTCATAAGCAGCACTAACCCATGTCACACCTGTATTGGTTGCTATCTCTTCTCTGCTTCCATAAGTAATAGTTGTCCCACTGACAGTACCTACTGCTGCGTTTAATTTATCGTTGTTATTATCTGTTATCCAGAACAATACAAATTTTGTAGATGAAATAAATACTGCGGCTTTAACTATGGGGGTATATATCGAATGTGGAATATCCGTATTAGAACCAGTAGCGGCACTAAGAGCAGTGTTTTTTATCTCACTTATAGTGCCATCTTCGTTTACACGTACTGGTTTATTTGCTGCAATAGCTCCATCTGCTGTAGCTGTTATTTCTGGAGCAGCCGATATAGAGCCAACTTGTGTGTCTACATAAGCTTTAATTGATTGCTGACTTGCAGCAGCAGTAGCACTATTACTTGCAAAGTTATCTTCATCGTTAAGTGTTAACTGAGTATTAGTGTCTGGTGGTACTTGCCAAGAACAAGTTCCATCTCCATCTACTCGTAAGAATTTAGTAGTACCACTTTCGCCCGTTGATTTAACATCAGTACCTTCAGATGCACCATCAGCCCACTCCATTCCGTTGGAAGTATGCTTAAGGTATTTACCTGTTGCAGGTGCATTGTGTATATCTAACTTAACTTCAGGGATTGAATCATCAGCTACTTTAGAACCTGCAATATTTGCGCTGTTTGATATGTCTCCATCAACAATACTTCCATCAATGATGTGACTTGAGTTGACTGAGTTAGCACTAGGAGTACCAATACTTACACTTGATCCACAGGTAATTATAAAGAAATCACTTCCAGATGCAGGTGCAGCACTGAAGATTATGTCATTACCACTAATAGCAAAACCTTCACTAGGTTGAGAAGTTCCACTATTAGGTTTTTGAACTACACCGTTAACTGAAACGATATGTTGTTGAGCAGATGAACCAGCGTTACTTAAAGTAAATCTATAAGCACTACCGTTAAAAGTTGCACTTCCACCTCCAGTAGCAGAAGAGCTAGAAAGTGTATTAACAAAGAAGCTACCAACAGAAGCAACGTCATCCCACGCTGAACCGTTATACACCTTCATCTTGTTAGCGGCGGTGTCAAAGTAAAGATCACCTTCATCGTTATTAGACCCAGGTGGAGAACCAGCTACTCGGTATCTAGCGTTGAAATCGTTAATGTCATCACTAAGTTGTTTAACATCTGTCTCAGCAGCTAATAGTTTGTGGTAGTTATAAATATTTCCTGATCCAGTAGACGTAACAAGTAGACCAACTCCACTAGCTAAAGTCTCTCCAGTTAAAGAACTAGGGAAATTATTAATCGTTACTGTGGCTGGAGTTCCATCAACTGTTCGTCCTGTTGTGCTTGTTGTTCCACTAACTGCTACACCTTGAGCATCTGAAATACTAACGATCACTCCTGTCGCTGGCTGACTAGCAGTAGCGGGAAAACTTGCGTCATTAGCAATTGTCGTAAAGCCTCCAACTGTTCCTATCTGAGCAGCAACATGATTAGCGACTACCTTCGAGGAAGGCATCTCTGTGTCGCTAGTCGTACTTAATGCGCCATCGCTTGATGCTCTAAAGGATTTACCAGCAACGATATTTAATTCAGTTGTACTTGCAGTAACCCCATCAAGCTTATTTAGTTCTGAAGTGTTAGCCGTCACTCCGTCGATTACTGCTTTTTCAGCGTCAGTTAAAGGATTTGTTTGAGCGTTTGATTCGTATTGAGTCTTGATATAACTAGCATTATTATTCCCAGAATCTTCATATAGAGCCTTTATTTCTGAAGCTGTCTGATCGTCTTTAGCCCCAGTATCACACCCTGCTAATTTCGTTTTTTCAGCATCGGTATAAACATTACTATTAGTCGCACCATCTACAAGAACTCTAATTTCAGCAGCCGTTTGGTCATCTTTAGCTCCTGTATCGCAACCCTCTAATTTTGTTTTATCTGCTGCTGACATGTAGCCAGAAGCCGAAGTCGTAGCATTAGCAATATCAAGCTTGGACTGAGCTATTGCTGCTGATGCATTTACATCGTTATTAACAATTGTTCCATCTGCTATTTGAGCCGAAGCAATACTTCCTGTTCTTTCTAAATATGCTTTTGTTACTGCGTCTTGTGCTGCCGTTGGATCTCCTACACCTGTAATCTTATTAGTTCCCATCGCAATGGCACCAGTCATCGTGCCTCCCGCCTTGGGTAAAGCAGCGTTTGCTGTGTTTACAGCATTAGTAGCTGAATTCGTAGCGTTTGTGCTCGCAGTTTCAGCAGCTATAGACTTAGTTGCTCCCAAAGAGTTTTTATCTTTCTGCTCTTGGACGATGTATAAGTTTTGCAAATCAGCATTATTTAATTCTTCAGCAGTCAAGTTCGAACCGTCAGACCAAGGAGACAATTGAGAAGCACTTGGAGTTTGTCTTTCAATTGTTAATATTTCTCCAGACCCCAGAGCCGAAGCCAAGGTGATCTGTGTTCCTGAAGCATTAAAGGTGTAATCAGAAGTCTCAGATAATGTTGCAGTTTGAGTGTCTGCAAGAATATCCCTTCCCTTAGTAACCTTTACATGAGATTTATTTAAGTAAGGAAAAGGAACGGAAAAGGTAGTCTGTCCAGCATTCGAATAAGACTGATATGTATCTGCCATTGTTGAGTTCTACAAGACCGTAGCCCTATTCTGCCACGCCCTCAGATTATTTGCCCTGAAATACTCCTAATGCTTCAACGATTCCATCATTTTGAGCTGCGTCCCTCGCTGTATTTTGCGCGGATACAGAATCTCTCATTTCTCGCCATTGAATAGCGTGAGGATTTTCACTCGTATTTAAAGAATTTACAGTTAATAAATGAAAATACTCTTTAACAGTCTCCATCATTTTATAAGGAATTGCTTTTTTCATTTCACGCTTAGTTTTATCTTGTACCCTTAGATCCGCTGTTGTTGATTTTTGCTCCATTAATTTCTTATAAAAAGGATCATTCATTACTGATCTAAACGCTTCAATTGGAGTCTTATTTTTTACATGCTTCGCTAAAAATATAGGAATATCTAATTCAAAGACTTTTCCACCTTTACTATCACTAACCTTCCTGATAAATCTCTGACCAGAAAGCTTACCTCCTCCTTCATTTATTACACTAAAGATGACTGGATCAAACCTATATGTAGGATTTCTTGAGGCTTCTTTAAGTATTACTGTCAGTGCATCATTTCCTTTATTTTGGAAATAAGTATCGTTATATAGCTCTTGCAAGTCATCACTCATAGGAACACCTTCCAGAGTTTTATTTAATAAAGGCCCAGGAGGATTTAACAGATTTAATCTATTTAATTCTGCATATACTTTTTCACCTTCAGGATGTTGTCCAGGGAAATATTTATATTTAAGATAACGACCAAAATGTTCACCCCAGCTCAACCTGATTTTCGAGCCTAACCAATCTTTATTTTTAAACTTTCCTCCAGCAACAGAAGCTATTGAATACATATTCATAATCTTTTCTCTCAATCCATCTTCAAAATCTCTGAATTTGTATTCATCAAACAACTCTTTCTCTTCTTCTGTCCAAGGTCTTGACTTGTAAACCTGACTAGCTTTTGCACCTATTAATCTTTCTGTTTCCCTAAGAGGACCAATGAGAGGATTTAACTGTCCTCCTGCCATGTAGCCAGCAAATTTCCCTGGCCTTCTCTGCCCGTAATCATCTCCATAAGCTAGATCCATTATTTGCTTCACGTTACCTACTGCTGTATGTCTAGTTAAATGTCCAACTAAGACAGCAAAGATTCCATTCAAAACTCCTTGGGTGTCGTACTTGCTAACAAGCCCCCGCTTGATTGCGTCTTCTACATCCTTTAAGAGGAACATAGTTGAGATAACAGGAAGACCGCCAACCATAGGAACACCACCTATTGAGTTGGGTCTTTTTCCATCAAGCTTTAGCTGAGTTAACCATTCTTGTCTTTCTGCCCCTGGTGGAGGACCATTGCCAACAATTTGATCACTAGCAGACAACATCCCATAAGTAGCCCAAACAAAACCAGCCATTGCAGCATTGGATTTTACTCGCGCTATTTCTTTAGGTGTCCACGCATCTGATCGGTTAAAACTTATTCTTAGGAAATCAAGTAATGGCCCCATTCCTGTCAAAGTAAAATCTAAACTATTGCCTTTGAATGGAGCTTGAAGATAAGGGAACATTACATCTGCCGCCCAATGTTCTTTCCTCAAATTATCAATAGCATTATACAAAGGTTTTCCAGGGTTTCTTTTCCCTGGCTTCGTTTGGAAACGCATGTCCTCTGAGAATCTTCCTGCATCTCTTACAAACTCATTGTCAACAACTGGAGCACCATAAGTTTCTCCAATCTTCTCTTCTCTAATCATATTTTCCAACTCAACATCATCCACTATGTCTGGAGTTAAACCATTTTCCTGTCTATATTGAAGACGCATTTTCTCGGTGACTTGATGGCTATAAGTCGCCTCATCAAATTGTTTATTAATCCAATCATCCATCGTCATTCGATCTAAATTTCCGTCCTTATCTACAAGCCCTAACTGAACACCATCACGCCTAGCTCTTAGTTCTAGATCAGTTCTTAGATGATAATTATGAAAGAAGAATCCAGATAAATTATCAACCGCAGTTAGATTTGTCAGCCCTGGTCTAAGGAAATAAGGATGCTTAAGTTTTTCGTATAGCCAAAGACGACTTGTTGCATGAGCCCATCTTCTCCACCAGACGGGATTAGCAGCCATTAATTGTTTAGATCTTTTTGTTTTGGGCCTCCAATCCCTCAACATTTTTAATTCTTGTATTTGCTGTTCTGTTGACTTGAAATATTTTCCGTAAGTATCAATTTGTCCTGCATAGTGCATAGATTTATTATTCCAAGCATCTAAGAAAACTTCCTTCCCAGACTCTCTAAGCATTTTTATTGCTTGTCCGTAACCTTTAAGACCAGCCTGAAAATTCTCATAATAAGAATCCATCAAGCTTGTACCTGCTGGCCTATAAGCAACTCCTTCATGCAATTTCCTTGCTGGACCAAACAAGCCCATGATGAAATTAGATCCAGCGTTTAAGCCCTGAGTTCTTAAATTCCAAAGCTGTGAATCCTTGGCTAATACATTTGTCAGCCTGTGCATCCTATCGACGAAGTCTTTAGGGTCGTAGATCTTGAACGGATCAAACCCTCTAATTCTTGCCGTATTAATCTCCAGCTCCAACTGCTTTAAGCCTGCATCTCTATCAGTCCTGAAAGTATCTACCGCTGCTAAAATTCTTCCAATAGGAGAATCTTCACTAAAATCTTCTGGCTTCATATCTCTGGCTTCTTGAACCGTAGGTATATCCATTGAGTTGTCTATATTCTCCTCTAATTTGCCGCTAACAAAATCAACTTCGAGGTCATTAAAGCCAGCTCCCTGCATAGCTTTACCCTGTTTTGACCAAGCATTTCTAACAAAGTCATATTGCCTTTCAGACATCAAAGCAATCTTATAAGTTGCAACAGTTTTTCTTAGTAAATCAGAAGGGAATTGAGTCGCCTTAGTGTTATTAGTTGTGAAATTTTGAAGATCGTCGAATACATCTAATAACGCCTTATGACTAACTTGATATATAGCTCTAATTCTCATTGTTTTTTCTACAACAGAATTAAAACCAATAGCATCTCTATTCATCATTCCTAGAACTTCTTCAGCGTTCATCTTCCCTGTGATCATTTCCGAGACCTGTTGAGCCGCCATGCCAGGGTTATCTTTAATAAATTCCCATTGCTCTGGACTTAATTCCTGCCCCCTATTCATTAATGCCTTAGACATTAAAGCTTGATCTTTTACAAACTCTTCAGGGTAATACCTGATCATTTGAGCAATATTTGTAGGCTGTCCTCCAGGGATATTTACTTCAGGATTTGGTTTTGACTTGTCAAGGGTTTCTTGTATTAAGTCGTCTATCTCGCCAGATTGTTCCAACTTCTCAATTTCGTCGCCAAACTTACCTCCTATTTCTTCTTTCCAAGGATCATCAGGTACTTGAGATGCTTGAAGTGTTTTAACTCTTTTTAAGTCGGCTTCGACATCTCCTCTTTCTTTAAGAAGGCGTTGCCTTTTTTCGAATAGATCTCCACAGCTAGTCATTAGCAGCCCTCCGAAATAAATTGGTTATTGTTGCCGAAGAGCATGTTGTCGTAATCGGCTTTCTTAGTTTCAAGATACTCAAAGACTCTCATAGTTAGTTGAGGTGCATGTTGATGGCTCCAAGCATTAAGTTTGGGAGTCATAAAGAAAAGTTGGTGATCAGATAATCCTTCAATAGCCGCTACTTTTGCAATATTGCCCTTTGCTGCTATTTCAAAAATATCCGCATAACCCAGCTCTTTCTTTCTCATAAGGTCATATTTAATTCGTAAGCTTTGTATAAATTTCTTGATGCGCTCGAAGGATGTTTTAACAAGCCCTCCTTTTGTAAGTTTTATTTTTCTATTCGTTGCCCATATACCAAAAGCCTCGGCCTGTATCTCACTATTCGACATTCCAGGTTGGAAATTACCCCCGTGTTTTTTAATAATACCTACCATCTCTTTTATACTTTCCGTACTATTTAATGAATCTGCGCCTAGGTTTAAATGTCTGATAAGATCTTGAACACCATGAAAAGCTTCGTGATACAAAGTCCATGAGAAAGGTCTTCCTCCCTGTGGCGCGTTTGATAGCAAGCCTCCAAGTCTTTGGTTTAAGGCAGGGTATAAAGCAAGATAAATCGACTGCTGAACTTTCTCCGAATAATCAATCGGAACATAAAGTCCTCCGGTTTCACCCGCTGCCGTCTTCGCTAATGGATCATCAGGATTTCGAGAAATAAAGGTAGCTCTTCCAGCGTCCCACTCAGCAGTAGTTCTCGCTAATTCTTCAGCCCCAAACTTCTCTAAGAGATTTATATCATCAAAAACTTTTAAGTTATTAAGAGGTATTCCAGAAACTAACAAAGCATCTTTCATTGCTGTTAACAGTTCATTCGTTAATACTTTTGATTGGAATATCCGTCCATTTAATTCATCTGAAATACGAATTCCATATTCTGCTAAAGAATCTGCTGCCATAATTGCTTTTCTATCTTGAAGGGTCTTTAAATATCTTCTGTAATACATTTCGTCGTAATTACCATTCGTGTAATCAATACCAGTAACAGACGATTGTAGTTTGTTTTTCTTTAGCTTTTGCTCTTTTAACTTCGCCCTGAACTCAGGACTTTTAAAAAATGGTTTTATAAATGGGAATTGTTCATCAACATTTAATCTTCTACCACTCTTAGAGGTAGTAACTTTTTCAAAATCTTCTAACGCCTTAATCACAATAACTTCCGAGGATCTTCTTGCTACATCTAAAAGGTTTAAAACATCACCAGCAGTATCTAGACCACCTTTCCACTCATGCCCAAGAGTTCTATCCATCGCAGCAACTAAACGATTAAATGCTTTTCCAGTTGCACCTTCAAATATCTTTTTATTCTCTACTTCCAAAGTAATAACCTCTCTTCTCCATTTCTCACGTTGTAAGGCTTGATAGTAGTTGTGTTGTCTAAGTTCTTCCTCTGCTTTGTCTAATCTTAGTTTTTCTCTCTGCCCTACTATTCCCCTAGCTTCATCATATTCAGCGTCTAATGCTGTTCTTTCATCCGCGCTCATCAATCTTGTATTTCCATCTTGGCTTAACTGAAACTCCCTATCCATATCTTTATTAATTTCATAAAATCTTTCTTGTTTAGACTCAAAATCAGTTATTTTTTTCAATCTATTTTTTATCTTTCTTTCTGTTAGTTTCTTCTTCGTAAATTTATGAATTTGACCAGCAAGAGTCTTATTGTCCATCTTGCCAATTTTAACTATTAATTCTTCAGGGACTTGTGTTGACTCAACTCCAAACATTGATCTTGTATTTCTTTCAACTTCTTGGAAACCTTCGTTTAGTTTTACATCTTCTCTAAACTGATCTAGAAGCCCTGCTTTTTTCTTTTCCTCGTAAGGTTTTTCGTAATAACCATCATCAGTTCTTTCTTTAGCTAATTTATCTGCTTCGAGAGATTCATCTATTCGAACTTGCTCTTCTCTTAATCGAGTTTCAGTATCTATTAGTTTTTGATATTCCGCATTGTCTACTGTTGATAAATTTGTAAAGGCTTTATTTAAATCAATATCTTCTACTTCAGGAGTTGGAACGATAGGAGTCGAAGGAGCTCTTGTCTCTCCTTTCTCTAAAGTTTTAACAGCTATATCTTTTAGTATCTCTTTCTTGGTTGGAGCTGGTGGCTCTGGAGCTGGAGGAACTTCTATAGCTTTCTGAAGTTCTGCATCACCTAAACTTTCAACAAATTGCTGTTGGATTCTGCTTTTAATAGGGCCAATCTTTCCTCCTTGTTGTAGCTCAATCGCTCCTTCATTTAGTAATTGACTTAAACGTGTTTCTGTATATTTCTGTGCTTTAAATTGATCAACTGCTAACCCTGTATCAGAAACAATTTGAGTAGTTCCTTCTCCAACTTTTGTACCTTTTGCAGCTAATTTTTTCTTATTATCTAAAACTTTTTTAAATAAAATTTTGTCACTCTTTAAATCCTTTTCAATACGATCTGCAAGCTTGGCTTTCTCAACCATCAAATTCAAAGTTTCTGTATTACCAAATAAATCAACCTGATCTCCTTTGACTGTTGGTGATAACTTTGCTTGCTCAATTACTTGAGAGAAAGTTCCATCAGACATATCTCTGGACTGCAGCATCTTGTATGCCTGTTGCATTCCCGCTTCATCCATCTCACTTCCACCTAAAGCCATTGCTTTAGATCTGGTTAGCTTGCCATCAATAAAATCTTGAAAAATATTGTCAGGTAATTTTGAAAGAGCTAATCCTTCTGTTGCTTTTCCTGAAGCTAAAGGAAGACCTAGAGTTACTAATTCGTCTGGAGAAGTAATTCCTTTTGCTTTGAAAAACTTCGCGGCATCAACACCAGACCCAGACCCAGAGGCAATGTTGGCTAAAGCACCTTTAACCCTCGCTTCCTCTGCTGTTTTAGCAACTATGTAATTAATTCTTAAACTTGGTATCCCTAATTTCTCCGCTAATGCTCTTCGGTTGTGACCATTAACAATATAAGTTTTACCATCAGCAGGATCTTTCCATACATCAACCGCATTTTCTAATTCAGTATTCCATTTTTGAACACCAGCTAAAGAAGCACCTTTTTGAACGCCAACCTCATCTACTCCTTGCTTGTACTGAAAACGAATTGGATCAGTAAATAATTCAGCAAGAGAAGCTACTTGTTGGCCTGCTAAACGATTAGGTAATACTGAAATTCCTTTTGTTTCTTCTAGATTTTTAAAGGCATCAATTAGATCTAAACGATTTAATTCAGACGGTCTTCTGCCTTCAAGAGATAAAGCATCTAAAACAAATCCATCATCAGAACTTGCCATAGCTCTAAGAGTTGGCAAATCTATTGATTCAAGAAGTTCATAATATTTAGACCCAGACAAAGAAGAAGTTGGAGCTGTACTTAAAGAAAACTTTGCGTCTGGAGATGCCGCAATTTCTTCCCTTCCAGTTACATCAGCAACAACTTCTACTGAATTTTCTCCAGCATCAATTCTTTGCTGAATTTCTGCCGCGCCTTCAACAGTTGTCTTATCATCAATTGTCTCAATGACAGTTGTTACTTCTGGCTTGCTATTGTCTGCTGGAATAAATTTATTAGTTAAAGCTGCTTCTTGTTCATCCGCAGTTGCAGGCCTTACGGCATCTCCAGTTGAATATTTACCGTCAGCATCTTTTTTAATTACACCTTCTTTTTCTAAGAAATCTCTTGTTCCTGTAGCCTTTCTTACATAAGACTTCTTTCTTTTATTTTGCGTAAAAGCAGAGGCAAGGTTATCTATGGCTTGATTCTTGTTACCAGGGGAACCAAGAGTTTCAAGAAGCTGTTTAAATTGTAAATTCTTATCAAGCTTTAAAGCATCTGAGATATCAGCCGCGCCACTAATAAATATTCCTAACGGTGCATCAATAGCAACTTTTCTCACATAAGCCTGACCCCTGGTAATCCCTTGCTGCATTGAAGGGTCTAATTTTTCACTAAAAAGACTTACAGCACTACCAGTAATCCTTGGATCGGTAGACATTGCAGTTGTTAACTCTTCAACTAAGGCAAACCCCGCACCTTTTCTCATTAATCCCCATCCTGTCTTGGCAGTCCTTGGGTCAATTAATGAAGCAAGACCTTTTGTATATTTAAACTTGCCTAAAAAACTTAAAGCCTTAAGCCACACTCCACTAGATGCTACTGCGGACACAAATTCAGTTCTAGCCGCATCTCCTTGTCTTTCCTCCCTGGTCATTTCACCTTGGAGTTTTGTTGTTAAACCTCCTGCTCCTGCATAAAAAGCATCGTTTATACGTTGTTCGAGTTCGTTAACGTTATCTCTAGTTTTTGGAAATGTTTCACCAACCAAAAATGAAAGAGTACCAGTAACCCCAGTTGAAGCACCTAGATAAGCAGTATTCCCCCAATCTCTATTAGGAGTAATTGCTCTTGTTGCGCCATAGATAGGTCTAGTTATTAACTGGCCCCAGTTCTTCTCTTTAACATTTTCACTTAAAATATTGAACTCAGTTATGACATCATCTTTCGCTCTATCCAGTTCCATCTTTGCAAAATCTCTACCAGACAATTCCCTAAGCTCTGACCTCGTGTGGTCTAAATAAGGCTTATCTCCAATTTTTTTGCCACTTAGATGAGAAGGATGATAATTACCAAGAAAAATAGTATGCCAAAGTTTTTGTCCGATATTCGCCTTCTTCATAACCGACGGATCCGTTAAATATTTCGGAAATGTCTCTCTTAAAGTTTTTTCTTCTTCCTTCGGTTTCTCGACTACTGGCTCAACTATTGGCTTTTTTTCTTCCTCATCTTCCAAAACTTCATTGCCGAGTTGAGGGGCATCTCCATAAGGTGTTGTTGTCATTGGTTAAACCCCCAAAAGAACATTTTCAAACAAGCGACTCGTTGATGCCAGAGCCGTTGGCCCTGGTGCAGCCGTAAGTATTCCTTCAATCATTCCTTGCGCTTGATTTCCTAAGATTTCTAATTTTCTTAATTTCTCTTCATCGGGGAACCAATCTTTAACTTTTGGATTATCTTTGTAGTGATCTAAGTGAATTAATAAGAGTTGTTCTGGGCTAATCTTTAACCTTGTAGCAGTATCTCTAAAATGATAATTATAATTACCAGGCTTCTCATCTTGTCTATTATAAATACGCTCAATAGCATCAATACTAAAGATAGGTTGTGTCTCTAAATCCTTTAAATCGTCATCTTTAGGTGACACATTAAAAGCATATTTACCTTCTACAATTACATTTTGTACTTCGTCTCCAGGCTTTAAATCAAAACTTTTTGGTAAAAGTTGCTTTACTGATTCTTCATTAGCAAGGATACTATCAGTAACTTCTCTAACAATATTAGGTAATTCTTGATCTGAAATCGAACCACCTGGGCCTATTTTTTGCAGCCTATCGTCAATCTCATTAAGCACTCCACTTGTTATTTTGGTTTTTACATTTCTAATACCTTCCGCTTCACTTAAATCATTATTAACCATGAAATCAAGGACATCTTGATCTCCACCTTCAGATAAAATCCTCTTCATTAATTCAGGGTAATATCTTTCAGTAATCACCTTGATCTCATCCTTTATTAAATTGTTCATGCTTGTATTGTTATAAGCTTTGGCTTTATCTTCTATTTGAGATTTAAAGAGAGCTTTTTTCTGCGTTAAAAGCTCAAGCTTATACGCAGTAGATGGAATCCTTTCGTAAAAGGAATTAAATTCTTTATTTGCTTGCTCTGGATTCCATTCGTTTCCAGCAGTTAAAGACCATTTATTGAACCAATCATTCCATTCTTTATCATTAGTAATTTTAACTTTTCTTTCCTTCTCGTTTTCGGCTGCTTCAGTTATCTCTTTGACAAAATTAGACTTTTGAGATCTATCGAAAGTTGGAAATAATTTATCATTCTTATATATGTCATCTACGATTTTCTGAACAGTTACTGCATCGCCTAAGACAACAGCATCGAATAATTTGTCACCATAGCTTTCTTCAAAAACTGCATACCCATTCTTTTGGTCTTCTGTTCTTTTTTTGTGATAAGCCTCCTCAACTTCAGCAGTCTTAACTTCTAATTCTGGGCCAAATAAATCACCTATTAAATATCTCATGTCCTCGGTTCCATCTCCTCCTGGTTTCAATGGCTTTAACCCATGACCAGCAGGCATAAGAGAGAAAAGACTTAATGCTCTTATCGCTCTTGGATCATCCTTGCTTCTTAAGTGAAGATTTCTAGCAGTTGAAAGTATCGATTTTTTAATCATGGGCAGGCCATCTGCACCAAGGCCAGCCTCTAAAAGTGCTTGCTCTATAAAGCCATGAACTTTTTCTTTTAATAAATCTAGATTTTCATAATTTGGACCTACCTTGTTATTCAACATAATCTGCTCAAGTCCATAAGCAGTTTGATATTCTTTTGCGTATTTCTTTAATTTTAAATTTGCTTGGAAATGTTTCTCTTGGAAGTTTGCAAA